CGGATGTTTTCGTTGGTGGTTCTGTAGCCCAACCCTTACGGCCCTCCACGGTGGTCTGTGGATGGGTTGGTGCTCCATCTGCTACGGTGCTCGCAGGTCGACAGCACGGACGCCAGCAAGTTCCCCAAGGGGTTCCCACGCCCCAAGGATAGCCGCACCACCCCCGGAGGGGTGCGGGGGGAGGCTACCCCCCCTTCCGTACTGTTAGCTTGCACCAGCCGATGGCTTACTGCCCTTCGCCGTGGTGGTCGTTCGCGATGTGAGCATGGTACCAGTCCAGGTCGCTGAACTGCTGCTCGCAGATCAGGCACCGGAACGTGGGTCCCTTGCGCATCACTCCCGCCTCCCTCTGGCGTTCCTCCATTCTCCTAAGCTCGGCCGGATGTTCGATGGCCATGTGGGTCCGAAGGCCGATCCTTCGGCTCTGGACCGGCACATTGCGGTGGCATAGTGGACAGAGCATCGTCGCCTGCTGTTCGTTGGCGTTCGGTGCTCCGGCTCTTTGCGCCTGCCGGAGGATCTCCTCGATCCGCTGTCGCATCGCGCCCATGTTTGCTAGGCGGTCATCATTAGCGGCGAGGAAATCGTCCACAGCGTCGCGCTGGCGTGGTTGGTCAGGCATCCTGTCGCGAGGAGTGTGAGTTGGGGCTCCACTCCCAAGTCCCCGGGTCGGAGTCTGGGTGATACGTCCAGTTCCACCCATATCCAACTTCTACCGGCCCATCGGTGAGGCCGGCCCCGATGCTGAAGTGCTCAAGGTCTTGCTCTATGTGGATCTGATCAATTTCATCAATTCCAAATGCGCGCGAGAACGAGGCCCTCGTCAGTGCGCTGGGCTCCTGGTACTGGAGCGAGCCCAACTTGCCGTCAAGCCCGCCCGCTCGCACCTTATGGATCCAGTCCACTTCGAAGATGTCTCGGTTCAGTTTTCCCGCGCGACAGAGCACTTCTGCGTACTTGCCAATTATCGGGATTCCGGGGTACAGTGCCATCAGACACTGGCCGACACTAAAGCCCATGTCGTAACGAGTTTTGTCCTCGTGCCAGTATCTAATGCCGCTGCTGGACTGGCTTAGAATCTTGCGCCAGTCCGCGACCATTTGGTAGCCTGCTGGTCCGGCCACCGGGTGTCCCTGACACCACTCCACGTCCTCAAGGTGGAATGAGATGTTCTCCACCTTTACCTCTTGCCCGTAGGAGAGGAACTCATCTTTCGCGGTCGCGAGGATACGCTTTAGGTGTTTGCGTTCCGTGATGAGCAGGACATCGTCACCGTCGTCGAAGATCTCTGCCACGATCCCCAGTTTTCGGATGTAGGCGCGACACATTGCTATCATCAGCACACAGTTGCCGAGGGCGGTGTTCATGTCCCCGGACATCCTGCGGCCGTAGGCCACATACTTGTAGCCGTTGGCCGTCTTACAGACGTTCCTGATTTGTGCCTCCAGCAGTTCGGCGAAGAGGGGGTCATTGCAACAGCGGAGGTACATGCTGTGCTCAACCCTCAAGACGTCCGCGTGGATGTGTTGGTCCCAACGCGATCCGTCAAGTGAGACGCAGACCGGGTTGCGGAAGGACTCCCAGATCTTCTTGAGAGTTCTCCCGCGGTCTAGCATCGACAGGCCCTTCCCCAGGAGGGGCAGACCTGTCCTCTCGCTTCGAAGCCGGTACAAGTGATGTTCGATCGGCTTCAGGTAACGGCCAATCTCGACGTTGTAGCGTGGGCAGCGGGCCTGGATCATGCGGGGGTCCGGGTTCACCTTCAAGGGCCCGAACTTCTCCGCTTTCACGAAGGCCTTTATGCCGCTCTCACGCTTGACATCGAGTGG